GCATATAATATAGTCTCGCCTTGCAAAGCCCACTGTCCCTCAGTGCGGCAATTCTTCCCGACCTGCGTCCAAACTGGTCCCGAAGGAGGGCCTAACACACCGTCACTTTAAGCAAGGGCATGGTCAACCTCCAGTTTGACTACTCCATCAGAAACGCTGCCGGATGATCAAGGTCACACCAGGTGCTAAATCCACCGAGCATTAACCCCACGACTAAACTAACTAGATGCTGTGGCAACTTGAATACTACGCCTCTTCACCACAGTCGTTCCAATTCGCAATAAACTAACAGCGGTACGTGCGGACCCTCGTCTGGGCGCTTACTGCTGGCCTGACGCTTTTAACGCTCTATCCAGCAGCAGCCACCTACATCCCAACCAGATACCTTAGGCCGGCCATGCCTCGCTAGATACCAGCCGATATCTCCTCCCGGAGACCAGCCCGTCCGGGCTGCGGCGTCGATTCTGGTATGACTAGCGCTCTGCATGGATCGCTTCGGACACTGCTTGGGGGAGCATTCGGGCTACCCTGCACACACATGTTAGGTTACTACTTCATGAAGACTACTGTGGGAGGGATGGACTCATTAGCAAATCACTATGCCTCACAAATTAGTTAGTTTCATCGCGGTAATAATGCGCGGGTTCGAGTTCTCTTGATCACCCTGCGAACTGTAGCAAGCGACTCATCACGTGGTATACGCGCGCGTTTCCCCAAGCATCCATACTCGTTAAGACTCCAAGGTTGAAACAACCAAGGTAATCCGAGCAGAAGATCAGCTCTGGGGGCGTGGCACGGCGAAGCACGTGGGGACACCGGGGCAGGCCCACTGGGACCTTTAGGCTCATATCGCGGTACACCACCGAAGTATTGCACCTGCGCCATCTCACTTACTACAGCCTGTTTTTCATAGGGAAGAACTGCTACAAAGAGGGATATACCCTGCTAAGCAACATATTTGAGGACTGCAACCGCCTGTCAGGTACAGCAGTGTCTTTCGACGACCTCGGGGATACTATAATGCCCCACCCATTATTCTGTTACGCACAGGGCCGAGCTGGCCAAAGCGATTACCTTACTTGGGGTGTGTTGTTCCACGGCAGCAACTACATGCCTACGACCCTCTTTCGAGCGTGGCACACCCCCTATCTTTTCCCGCCTTCAGCTATCCACCGGGTGGAAAGCGTCCCCATCACGAGCACAACAGCAACACAACTCCAAGAGGATGGAGCAGCCACAATACCTAGTTCGATGTCAGCGTAGTCCCCCCGCCTCACTCCCGTCCCGTCTCATGCTCGGAGCTAGCCTCAGTGCACAAATTAATGCGACCGTGCCCACCTGACATTGGCCAGTTGGTGTGGACAGCGACTAGGCAATTCCCAGAGCATGCGGTAAGGTAAGGGCACACTAACAAGGCTTACACGTACCAGTGGACTAGGACGAGTGCCCACCAGAGCCTCTCGAACTAGCAACCCACTGCTCTCCGCGGTACCATCCCTTCATGAGGGCAGGTAGCCACAGCCACGCAGTATCTTGCAGGTTACCCCCGGCTTCTAACCGAGTTTACAGGTAATCACTCGCCTTAGTACAAACTAAGCGTAAATGTTGTTGCTATTTCATAGCTCGATCAAGTTCAGCCCCGGACTCTGGGCCACAATGCTTGCTGCCCGGGTTTTTGACATGACCGCCTTCAAGCTTTACCATGTTTCACACTCAACTTAGTGCCTGTTACAGTCACCAACCACCCGCCAATACTGCAACCCATCACCCCGAGGGGATCAAACGCAGGCAATATTACGGTCCCACTAGGTCCACAGCGTTAGACTGAGGTTGTTATAATTGAGTATACCAATAGATTTACTACAAGCAGAATACAATCCGTCCACCATTCGCTTCTATTGGCGCGCTACACACAGCTCCACCGGTACTTCGAATTAAATCAACAAAAGTTCGACTGAGATGGGCGACCTTACCCAGCAGTGGAGCCGCTGGGCAGATCGATTATGCCACCTCGTCTGCCAGGAAGTAACCGCTCCCAGTTGAAAAGCTCTGGATCCACATGCCCAGTTTGGACATTGAACCAAGAACCATCACACAACGGAACGGCATCCTCCCCAACATCTGTCAGCTCTCTAGGCGGTTCAATCCCACGCATGGAATCATAATAAGCTTCGAGACGCAATTGTTGATCTATCGGTAATCCCCACGTTCTTTCGAAAAAGGTCCTCGTAACCAACGAAACAGGAACAGCAGAACACTCTTTTGTCTGCCAACTCCCATACTCATGATAATGGCGATACCCCAGTCCCGACCGATGGTCAAAACCTTTGCTCACTACATGAGAAGTGCCGCGCAATATAGCGTGGGCGAACGATTGTAAAACCGGAACACCCTGATACATGGTAGACAAACTCTCACCCACTGCTCGCATCACAGTGGCCGCCTTGGTCGGTTGATCATAATGGCGGTGAGATACCAAAGACTGCTTCAGAACATGTCTGTAATCCCGAACCATTACCCAGCCAGAATCCTTACAACCTCCTGTCTCTCGGTTTGCACCTACAAACGAGGCAGTTGGAAGTTCAACATAGGTGGGTTTGGAACGGCAGAAAACAACA